CGCTGGAGTGTGAGATGGATCAAAACGACTTTGATCAGCCGGATGAGGCCGATAAAGAGTTAGTTTCTTTTGTGACCGACCATTGTGATCGGTGGCGTACCTACCGAGACATCAATTTCCTGCCAAGCTGGGAAGAGTACGAGCGCATCTTCCGTGGCGAATGGGCAGTTGAAGACAAGACCCGCGATTCCGAACGCTCCCGCCTGGTCACACCGATGACGCAGCAGGCGGTCGAGACACGCCACGCCGAGATCATGGAAGCGATCTTTGGCTCGGGCGAATACTTCGACATCGAAGACGACTTGAAGGACATCGACGGCAGCCCACTGGACGTGGAGATGATCAAGCGCCAGTTGATGGAAGACTTCAAGAAGGACAAGATCAGGAAGTCTATCGATCACATCGAGTTGTTAGCTGAAATTTATGGCACCGGCATTGGTGAGATCGTCGTCGGCATGGAGAAGGAATACGTCCCCGCCACGCAGGCGATTCCTGGCCAAATGGGTCAAGCGGCGATTGGTGTGATGGAGAAGCCCCGCGTGTCGGTTAAGTTGGTGCCGGTCAACCCGAAGAACTTCCTGTTTGACCCGAACGGCACGACGATTGACGACTGCATGGGCGTGGCGATTGAGAAGTACGTCTCGATCCACAAGGTGGTGCGCAACATCGAGCGCGGCATCTACCGCAAGGTCAACATCACCCCGACGTACGAGGAAACAGACCTCGAACCAACGCAAGAGATCAGTCAGTACCAAGACGAGAAGGTCAAGCTCTTAACCTACTACGGCTTGGTGCCGCGTGAGTATTTGACCGGTAACGACGAGGACGTGGTCGAGTTGTTCCCCGAAGAGTCGGCGGCGGAAGATTATCAGGACATGGTCGAGGCGATTGTCGTAATCGCCAACGACGGGCTGCTGTTGAAGGCTGAAGAAAACCCGTACATGATGAAGGATCGCCCGGTGCTGTCCTATCAAGATGATACGGTGCCGAATCGTCTGCTGGGTCGCGGGACGATCGAGAAGGCGTACAACATGCAGAAGGCGATTGACGCCGAAGTGCGCTCGCACTTGGATGGCCTGGCGCTGACCTCTGCCCCAATGATGGCGATGGACGCGACGCGTCTGCCGCGCGGTGCGAAGTTTGAAGTGCGTCCGGGCAAGGCGATTCTGACGAACGGCAACCCGAACGAGATTTTGTTCCCGTTCAAGTTTGGTCAGACGTCGAACGACAATCTGGCGACCGCCCAGCGGTTTGAGACGATGCTGTTGCAGGCCACCGGCACGTTGGACAGCCAAGGCATGGTCAGTCAAGTAGCGCGTGATGGTGGCAATGCCGGCATGTCGATGGCGGTTGCTTCAATCATCAAGAAGTACAAGCGCACACTGGTCAACTTCCAAGAAGATTTCTTGATGCCGTTCATCAAGAAGGCGTCGTTTAGGTACATGCAGTTCGATCCCGAGCGGTATCCATCGGTCGATATGAACTTTATCCCGACCGCAACGCTGGGCATCATTGCGCGTGAGTACGAGCAGGCGCAGTTCATTGCGCTCTTGCAGACGCTGGGGCCGGATACACCAGTACTGCCATTGATCCTGAAGGGGATAGTTGCCAACAGCAGCCTGTCGAACCGCATGGAGTTGATGGAATCGTTGACGCAGATGGCGCAACCGAACCCAGAACAGCAGCAAATGGCGCAGATGCAGCAGCAGTTGGCGATGGAAGCGGCGCAGGCGCAGATTGCAGTCAACACAACGCAGGCCGAACAGAACCGTGCAGAGGCGGCGAAGACGTTGATTGAAGCTAAACTGAAGCCGATTGAGACAGAAGCGAAGATTATGGCGGCCAACACGCAGAATTTGCCGAACAATGATGAGTTGGCCAGCAAAGAGTTCGACAAACGGGTCAAGATTGCGGAATTGATGTTAAAAGAAGCCGACATCAAGAACAAATCGAAGATCGTTGAGCTGCAAATGGCCGACAAACTCTCTGCGGCGGCTAAAACCGAAGATGAATTCTTGAGCAAATTAGCAAAAGGCCTGCAAGAAAATGCCTAACGTTAAGGATTTACTGCTGCGTATTGAGTCAGGCGACATTTCCTATGAGGAAAAGCTCGCTGCATTAGCGCAAGTTGAAGCGTCGCTAAAAGAACTCAAGGAGAAAAAAGAAGAACGCATTCAATTCAATGTTCAATTGATCATTGATGAGATACGCACCATTAAATCCGAGGTTCAGCAGCAGCTAGAGTACGCAAAATCGCTTGTTCCGCTGCAAGGCCCGAAAGGGGACGCGGGCGAACGAGGTAAAGATGGCTTGCCTGGCCGCGACGGCGCTAATGGACGCGATGGTCGTGATGGTAAAGATGGTAAAGACGGTAAAGATGGTGTTTCTGTCACCGACGCCAAGATTGATTTTGATGGTTCGCTGGTTATTACGCTCTCCACCGGCCGTGAAGTCAACGTAGGCGAGGTCGTACCGCAAGATATCGCGGAAAAGATCAAGGTCATCAACACCATGTCGACCAACGCGGCGATTACGGTGCAAGATGAAGGCACAACCCTTACCAGCGGCGTAAGAAGTCTTAACTTTACAGGTTCAGGCGTCACCGCCACGGCCTCTGGCGACAGTGTCACCGTCAATGTAAGCGGTGGTGGTGGTGGAGGTAGTGGCACCGTCACATCAGTCGATGTTTCTGGTGGCACCACAGGCTTAACTACGAGCGGTGGGCCGATCACCACCAGTGGCACGATTACGTTGGCGGGTACGTTAGCTATTGCTAACGGTGGTACTGGTCAGACAACCAAGACTACTGCCTTTGATGCGTTATCACCGCTGACAACCAAAGGTGATTTGATTGCGCATGACGGTACAGATAACGTGCGCGTCGGTGTGGGCACTAATGGCTATGTTTTAACGGCTGATTCTTCTGCTGCTGCGGGGGTTGCATGGGCAGCATCATCTGGCGGCGGCATTTCTAGCGCAGACACTCAAGAATTTACCAGCACAGGCACATCGACTTGGACAAAGCCAGCAGGGGCAAAACTGGTGTATGTCCTGATGTTTGGTGGTGGTTCTGGTGGAGGATCTGGTCGCCGTAGAGCGACAGCCTCCTCTGCTACAGCAGCATACGGTGGTGGCGGTGGTGCTGGGGGCGGACGTACAGAGTTATGGATACCTGCGGCTGCACTAGGCGCTACTGAAACTATCACTGTAGGCGCTGGTGGCACAGGCGGCGCTGCGCGTACAACCGATGATACGGACGGCGGTATTGGCGGCGCAGGAAACGACTCATTATTTGGGTCGTGGGGTAGAGCAAGAGGCGGTTCTGCTGCTTTAGGCGGCACAACTACATCGGGCGTTGCAGGTACAGGCGGTGGCGGGTTGGCAGAGGCTGTAAATGGAAGTACGGGGTATACGGCAAGTGGCGGTTCAGGTTCTAATGGCACAGGTAGTACCGCAAGCCGGGGCGGCTATAGAGGTGGCGGCGGCGGTGGTGGCGGTGGGTTTGCTGCTGGGTCAACATCAGCTACAGGTGGAGGTACGGGCGGCGCTGGTGGGTCACTTTACGCAAACACGACAACTAGTACAGGTGGAGGCGGCACAGGCGGTGCTGCGAATGCGTCAGGTTCGGTAGGGTCAGATGCCACAACTTATTTTGTAGGCGGCAATGGCGGTGGTGCCGGGGGGTCAAGTACAACAACTGCCGGGGCGGGTGGTGCGGGCGGTTATCCTGGTGGCGGTGGTGGTGGTGGTGGTGCGGGGCATGGGGTGAACTCTGGCGCTGGCGGCAATGGCGGTAATGGTTATGTGCGTGTTGTGACGTTATTCTGAGGAAATGATGCCAAAGCAATTTCTTCTTAATCCTGACGGCAGCATTCCTGCCAATGTGAATGTCCAAGCCTTAGAAGATGCTGGCATTCCGCTGGTGATGCCAACGCCGATGCCGCGCGAATCTGGCATGGTGGCGGTCGAGCAAGAACCACAACAAATTGATGGTGTGTGGCGTCAAATGTGGACGCTCGAACCAGCACCTGAACCCGAACAAGTTGACGAATAATGACGCCAGAATTGCAAAAATATTACGAAGATCGATTTTCCATGATGGCAACACCAGGATGGGTTGATCTGTTAGACGATGTTGACAAAATAATAGCCACATTGCAGGATATCTCCACCATTGACGGCGAGAAAGACTTACAATTTAAGAAAGGCGAATTGTCTATTCTGACGTGGCTGAGAAACCTGAAAACGGTCAGCGAACAAG